CCACCAGTACGTGCCATGATGCGACCTCAGATGTTCAGGAACGAAAGACCATCGAACTTGCCGTGGGCCTTGCATTTCACGTCGACCAGCTCCAGCAGCGAAAGGATCGCGCCGACATAGCCCAACTGGTTGTTCGGCAGGGTCGATTCGAAGCCGGTGAACGAGAATGCGGCCCGTTCATGCAGGAACAGGGTCAGGTAGTTGGTGTTGATCAGGTAGAGCACGCCTTCCGGGCAGTACGGGTCGGCGTAGAACGGCACGCCGGCCACGTCGAGCGCCCGGAACAGGCTCTCGATCTTCTTTTCGGCGCCAAACCCGCCCGATGGCGTGATGTTGTAGCGTTCCTGGGGGGTAAAATCCTGCGCCAGCAGGGTCCAGGTGCCGAATCCCATGATGCCGATGGTCGGCATTTCGCCCGTTGTCTTTGAGACCTGCGAAATGTACTGCAGCATCAGGTTGCGGGTCGGCGTGGTGGTGCCGCCATTGTGGACGTAGGTCGATTTCCAGAAGGTGTTGGTGGTCCGCGAGACGCCGCCATAGGTGGTGGCGAAGGTGCCATCATCGATTGCGGCCGGAAGCCCGATCAACTGCTGCTGGTTGGCGACGTTGTTGAACAGCGAGGTGGCGAAGGTGTCGATGGTGACGTTGGTGGAGTCGTTCATCCGCGCTTCGATCAGTGGCACCACGGAATAGTCGAGTTGGACCAGGCCTTCCATGCCGAGGAAGGGAATCGTGGAGACGAAGGCCTTGAGGTTGAACTCGGCGTTCTGGATGCCGGGCTGCACGCCGGGCTGCTGGAACGAGCCGGAATAGTCGACCCACTGGCCCGAGACCATCGGGGTGCCCTGCAGGGGGGCTGTGATCGGCGACAGACCGCCGGTTGCGACCTGGGCGGACGAAAGAAGCGCCGCAATCAGCGGCGCCGACTTCCATATCTGCACATAGACGCGGGGCATGTAGGCCCGGCGCACCACGGCGGAGAGTTCGGAGGCTATCGCCCCGCTAGCGGGAATTATGCCACTACCGAATTGGGGCATTTATCAATCCTTTCAATGACTTAGGGGCGATTTGGCTTTGGAAGCCAAAACCCCAGCCAGATAAGCGGCACCAAGTTTCCACGCCGGAATCAAATCACTTACACGCTGACCTCGCCCGTGACGGCTGGCCCATAGTTCAAGATTTGATTCGCTGTAGTTTTTACGATCACCATCTTTATGATGGACGGTTTCGGTCGGAAGCAATTTTCGGCCGAGCATCTTTTCCATGACGTGCCGATGCATCGCCATTGATCTACCGTTGATCGTCGCCTGTGGATAACCGTGCTTGTCTAACCAAATTTTGGGATCACGGTCCTTATTGGCACATCCTACCGAGCAAAATCGCTGGTTCATTCGCACCCCAGAGGAATTGCCAGCACGGCGACCACTCTTGATTATCTTGCGATATTCAAAAGATTTACCGCATTCTTGGCAAATCCCGGTCGGATATGTTTTGCGCGGAGGCGCCATCACCGCTTCCTCATGAACTCTGTGATGACGGAATGAGCGGTATCACGGGCGGCCTTGTTGGGATCGACCGAATACTTGGCAAATTCCGGGAATTCCCAGGTCGCGCCATGGGCCGGGATGTCGGACGGCGGCCGCGGATCGACCGGGGGCAAGGTGGCGGCATAGAGCGTGGCGCCGTCATCGTAATCGCTGATGCCCTTCTTCTGCATCAGCGATTCGATCTTCTTGACGTCTTCCTCGTCGTATTTGCGCCCCGAGCCGTCATCGCCGCCGGTCAGCAGCGCGTTGCGCTGGCGGTTCATGCGGGCCATTACCTCGTCCTGCTGCCGCTTGAGTTCGCGTTCCTGCTGCTCGCTCTTGAAGCTCTCGAACTTGTCTTCGAGATCGACATCGGAAAACGCCTGCGCGTGCGGGGTGTCGGGCTTGGCGTCCTTGACCGCCTTGGCGATGATCTTCCGGGTCTTGGGATTGTGCGACAATTCATGGAAGAGGTCGGCGAGATCGGCCGCGGTGGCGAGATCGAGGCCGCGTTTGGTGCGCTGCGGCGGCTGGTAGGTGTCGGACATGGCCTATATCCTCAGATCGGCTTGCCCTTTTGCGCCGAGGGGCCACCGCGCTCCAGCGTCGGCATGCCGGTGGTCTGGCGCTTGCCGGTCGGAGAGGTCCATTTCTGTTCCGAGGTGAAGCCGCCGAGCGCGGTATAGGTTGGAGGGTTACGAAAAATTCCATCTTCCATTCGGCGGGTTGACAGATTGCCGGTTTTCACCTTGGGGCGCAGATATTCGGTCATGCTGCTTCTCCTGGAGCTGCGCCACCCATGCCGGGCGGCGGTGAATTGTCAGAAACGAGGCCCGGCGGTGGGGCCGCCGAAAGCGGTCCCCCCTTGGCTTGCATCGCCATGGCGGCAAGGCCCGCCGGAACCATGTTGGAGCCTTCTGCCTTGCCGAAGATTGGATTGAGCGCTGCGACCGCGCGAAGGATGGCCTGCTGCTCCTTCGAGCCGGAGGCAAACGCCATCGATGCCTTGAGGATGGCCGGCATCACCGCCTTGATCGACTGCACCGCAGCGGCCTGGTTGCCTTCGCCGCCACCGGGCGAGAGCATCGGCGATCCGCCCGGACCAGATGGTCCGCCAACGGGTGATTTTGGAATGCCGGGCGCGGGTGCGCCGCCGGGCGGGCCGGGAGGCGGCGCTAAGGGTGAACCGGGAGCGTCCATGGGCGCAATTGATACGCCTATTGAAGGAACCGCGTCAAGCTATTGCAAACAAACGCCCCGCGATGAGGGCGCGGGGCGCGTGCCGGATTCACGTTAGAGGGAAGGTTTACTTCCGACGATGCTTGCGCTTGCCACGCTTGTGCTTACGCTTGGCCATGGTCTGCTCCTTTCCTGGTTGGAGAGGCGGTCGTAACCGAGGGGGAGTTGCCCCGGCACGCCCATGTCGAGTCGATAAGGCTAATCCAGCCGACTTAATTTGGCAATCATGTTGTGGGAAGGTACCCCTTCATGTCGATCCAGATCCACTATCTGCGCCGCATTCTCAAAAATCAGGAGATCATCATGGCTGCTCTTGACGACGAACTGTCCTCGCTCAAGGCCACTCTCGACACTACGCTCGCTACCGTCGGAACGATCAAGACCGGCGTCGATGCCCTGCTCGCCAAACTGGCGGCGTTGCCGACCTCCGGCTTGACGGTGACCCAGCAGGCCGCGCTTGACGCGATCAACACCGAGGCCCAGGCGATCAGCACGGCCGCTTCCGCGCTCAACACGGAAGTCAATCCGCCGGCGGCAAAACCTGCGCCTTAAGCGGAAGGCTGCGCCGCGCCTTTGCCCTTGCCGTTGGGCTTGCCGCCCTCGGCGATGCCCATCTTCATTTTCATGGCCTGGGCGGCGGCCTGCTTCTTCTGCCGGGTGCGCAGCGCAAACAAGAGGTTGTCGCGGTTCGGCGGGTTCAATAGCCGCAGCAGCCCCTCCTGGTCGATCGACTGCGACTTGAACAGGAAGCCGGCCAATTCCTTGGTGTCGTCGGCGAACAGCGGCGAGTGCGAATGGCCGGCAACGCGCAGGTTATACTGCCCGACCATGTTGGCGTAATAGAAGGGATCGCCGGGCTTGCCGTCTTCCTTGGGGTCCGGCTTGATCTCGTCGTCGTTGTTGCGCATGTTGAGTTTGAAGGCGAGGTCGCCGACCCGCACCAGCGGCGATTCCAGCCGCGTTGCCGCCTTTTTGATCCGGCCTGATCCGGTTGTGGATAGTTGCTTGGCATGGTCCTTGGAGCGCACGCCGGCGGTGCCCTTGCCCTGCAGCACTTCGGTCAGGCCCGATGCCTCGATGAACAACTGCCCGATCTGCATGTAGTCGGCGAAGATGTCGGAGGGCATTTCCGGATAGAGTTCCTTGATCGCGGCCTGCGGCAATTGGTCCATCACCCAGGTGTCGGCGCCGCCGAACGCTTCCATCTTTTCATCCGAAAGCCCCATGAAACCTGAACCGACCCGTGGCGGATAGGCCTGGCGATCGAGGATGTCATGGATCTGCTCCAGCCGTTCGTTCGACCATTGCTGCAACGGGATCAGGCTTTCGATATGCGCCTTGCCCCAGAAATATTCATAGATGTTATACGGGCGGACCAGCGTATAGGGATGCTCGCGCGGGAAGAACGGGTTGCAGGCGGTGTCGTAGAACTGCTTCTGCTGGCTGACCTGCGCAGTGAAGCCGCCGCTTTTCTTCAGCACGTCGATGGTGCGCTTGGAGTCGGAGATGATGATGTCGGGGTCGACCACCCAGAACACCCGATAGTCCTGGCATTCGTCGTCCCAGATCGTCAGTTCGTAGAACGCCACCAGCGGGCGGTCGATCTTGGCCTGGTATGATGGCCGCGGCAGATAATTCGGGTTGATCGAACCCTGCACATTGCCGCTGAGGTTCTCGCCTCCGGTCGACGAGATGATCATGCGGGTGATCATTTCCGGGAATGGCGATTCGAAGGGGGTATTGACCACCGGAAGATCGGGGATCTTGCTGGCAAGCCCGGCGCGCGCCAGCCGCTGCACGGCGTTATCGTAGTCGATGTGGTAGCAGTGCACGAAGGCCGGCTGGCTTTCCAGTTCGGTCACTTCCTCGGAGAACACCCCGAACTTCCAGGGCTCGATCAACTGGAAGGTGGCGTCCTCATGCACGTCGGACCAGCCCGACTTGATGATCATGCTATCGTAGACCAGCGAGCCTATGATTGAATCCGAGAAGAAATCAAACCCGCCGGCATCTCGGAAGTCGTTGTTGAAGGCGTCTTCCAGCGCCATGTACTGCTTGACAAGATGGTCGTCCGAGTTGAGGGGAGCTGACAACGAGAACTGAGCGTGATCGGAGCTGTATAGGAAAGAGGCCACAAGGTCCAAGTGGGACTCGATCCGGTTGTAGATGACCTCCTGGTCGGCGGCTGTGCCGTAAAGGAAGAACTGTCTTCGTCGGTCATAGAGATCCTTCCTGTCCTTCTTGCTTTGCAGGCAGATGTCGAGCACCCATCGGATGAATTCGTTCTGCGCCTGGCCCGGCTCCGGAATGATCATGACGTGCCCTTGGAGGACGCCTCGACCGAGGTATGGCTGCGCACGCTGGGGAAGGTCGGGTTCGGCGCCAGTGCTGTTCCCGGCGCTGCCTTGATCTTGTAATCGATCTTGTTGGATACGGGGACGCATTGCGCTCCGGCGGCCGGATTAATCGCGGCGGTAAAGCCCTGGCCGAATGTATGCATCTGGCTTCCGGCCGGCACGGGCGGCGGCGTCTTGATGACCTTCGCCGCCCGGCCGCGCTCCGCCGAATTCAGATTGTCGAGCTTGAAGGCGTCGACCAGCGCGCGAAGTTCTGCATCCGCGGATTTGGAATGGCCTCCCATATGCCCGCCGTTCGGACGCCAGCTTACCCGAACGCATTTGCACTTGGGACATTCCGGATTGGCGTCCCACGACTCGAACCATTCCGAACAGCGCGAATTTTCGCAAATCCACGATCTGATGATGCCGGTCATGATGCTGGCACTGAGATGTTCATCCGTTTCAGGTAGGCATTGTTAACCCGTTCGACCGGCGGTGTCCCGCCCTTTTCGTCGATTTCCTGGGACTTCGCCATGGTCATGCCGGCCGACTTCATGCGCGGCTGCACCCATGTG